GTCCACTACTGTTGTATCTTATCTTTTATATTACGCTATTTTTAACGATAACGTTAACATTGGTATCCTAGCAAACAAGGCATCTACTGCGAGAGACCTATTGGGTCGCCTTCAGTTAGGATATGAGAACTTACCTAAGTGGATGCAACAGGGTGTTGTTGCGTGGAACAAAGGTAGTATGGAACTTGAGAATGGTTCCAAGATTCTTGCTGCTTCCACCTCAGCATCTGCCGTCCGAGGGATGTCATTCAACATTCTATTCTTGGACGAATTTGCGTTCGTTCCAAATCATATCGCAGAAGAGTTCTTCTCCTCTGTGTATCCTACAATTACCTCAGGTAAATCGACAAAGGTTATTATTATTTCAACGCCTTATGGTATGAACCACTTCTATAAGATGTGGCAGAACTCCATTCAAGGTAAGAGTGATTACGTTCATAATGAAGTACATTGGTCTCAGGTTCCTGGTAGAGATGCTGACTGGAAAGCACAAACCATTGCGAACACATCTGAGCGTCAGTTCACACAAGAATTTGAATGTAACTTCTTGGGTTCAGTTGATACGCTAATCTCAGCGGCTAAACTTCAAGCACTTACATTTGTAGATCCAATCAAAAGTAACGCAGGACTGGATGTATATGAAAAAGCACAGAAAGGTCACGAATACATTATCACAGTTGATGTCGCAAGAGGCATTGGTGGGGACTACTCCGCTTTTATTGTATATGATATCACTACGATGCCATATCGTATCGTAGCAAAATATAGAAACAACACAATCAAACCTGTACTATTTCCTAGTGTTATATTCCAGGTTGCTAAAGAATATAACATGCCGTATGTCTTGGTAGAGGTAAATGATATTGGCGATAGTATTGCTGCTACTCTTAACTACGATCTTGAATATCCTAATGTTCTTATGTGTGCTATGCGCGGTAGGGCAGGTCAAATCGTGGGACAAGGATTCTCAGGAAACAAAACACAACTAGGTGTCAAGATGAGTATCACTGTAAAGAAACAGGGATGCGCGAATCTTAAAGCAATTATCGAAGAAGATAAATTACTCTTCGAAGATTATGATATCCTATCTGAACTTACCACATTCATACAAAAGAAACAATCATTTGAAGCAGACGAAGGTTATCACGATGACCTTGTGATGTGTATGGTTCTCTTTGCATGGTTGGTAATGCAGGACTACTTTAAAGAGATGACTGATCAGGATGTTCGCCGTAGAATTTACGAGGAACAGCGTAATCAAATAGAACAAGACATGGCTCCATTTGGATTTATTGATGATGGATTGGGGGATGATACTTTTATGGATAGTGATGGAGACCTCTGGGCATATGGTGATTCTCAGGAAGAAGTTAGCTACATGTGGAACTACTGATTTTAATAAATAATTCTAGATAAATTGGATGTCACGGAGAGTATCACATGGCTAGTCAAGTCTCGCCTGGAGTAGTTATCAGAGAGAGGGACCTTACAAATACCACTATTGTAGGATCTCAGGCTTTGAGAGCAGCATTTGCTGGTGCATTCCAGAAGGGTCCCGTTGAGACCCCTACAGCAATTAATAACCAGAAAGAACTTGTCGATACTTTTGGTGGTCCTGTTGATGCAAACGCAGAAGATTGGTTTGTTGCATCGGAATTCCTATCCTATGGTGGTCGCCTAGTAGTATCCAGAGCGATTGATGCTGGTGCTGAGGTTGCAGCTTCTGGAACCGACGTTACCGCTGCTAACGAAGGTTCTTGGGGTAATGATCTCCAACTCGTCGCAGTTGATAGAGGATACGACCAATCAGTAACTTTCACTGGCGTTCCCGATTCTACCGCAAATGGTGATGAACTAACATTCACTGGTGGCAAGACCGCAAAGATTTACGGATGGAATGCTGCCGACGAATCCGCTTTCCTAGTTGGTGACAAAGTTGAAGTTGGTGATCTAACTCCCGGCAACGATGGCGTAATTGCTACAATTACAGATGACGCTGTAGTTGATGCTGCTAGAACACCAGGAACATATTCATATACTGATCCTGTTAATGGTGCTGTATTTGAAGTTGTAGTTGCTGATGCTGGTGGTGGAGCCGGTGGTGCTACAACAGTTACTCTAACTTCCGGTGGTGCTGATTATAATGATTCTCCTGCAGATACTATCACAATTCCAGATTCTTCTCTTGGCGGTGGTGGTGGTGCTGACATCGTTGTAACAGTAGCTACTTTAGTCGCACAAATTCCTGTAGCATCCGCAGAAGATTGGTACAGAAACGCAACTCTCTCCGTTGGTACATTCACTCTCAAACTAAACCAGATCGGACCTCGCCCAGGTACATCCCAGCAAGCAACAGACCTAGGATTTAGCAGAGATGAATTCCACATCGCTGTTGTTTCCAAGTCAACTGGTGCTGTTCTAGAAACATTCCAGTATCTCTCCAAACTACAAGGTGGTAAGGGAGCATCTGGAGCAAACACATACTTCAGAACTCTAGTTAACGAGCAATCTGAAAATGTTGTTCTTGCTGACGGAGCATTTGATATTGTAACATCTTCTGGTATTGACTGGACCGCAGCAGTAACAGATTCTGTTGAGGAAGTTTCTGCTGCTCCTGATGAACTTGCACTACTAGGAACTGCTTCATTCTCACTCACTGGTGGATCTGATGCTGGTTATGTTTATAGCAACACTGCTTTAGAAGTATTCAGAAGCTATGATGCTACCGATCTAGACTTCATCCTTATGGGTGGATCCGGTGATGCAGAATCTGATACGCTTGCTAAAGCAACTACAGCAATCAGTATCGCTCAGGAAAGAAAAGATTGTATCGCTTTCGTTTCCCCACATAAAGGAAACCAACTTGATACAAACGATCAACCACTTTCCGCTACTGCTGCTAGAGATAATACACTCGACTTCTTCTCTGGTCTAGCATCTACATCATACGCAGTATTTGATTCTGGTTATAAGTATCTTTATGACCGTTTCAATGACGTATATCGCTACATCCCTTGCAATGGTGATGTCGCTGGTCTATGCGTCTCAACCTCCGCTACTCTTGCAGACTGGTATTCACCTGCTGGATTGAGTAGAGGTTCACTACAAAATGCTATTAAGTTAGCATATAATCCAACACAGGCAGACAGAGACGACCTTTATTCTGAGAGAATTAATCCTATCATCTCTCTCCGTGGAAGCGGTGTCACACTCTTTGGTGACAAGACTGCTCTTGCTTCACCATCAGCATTTGATAGAATTAATGTTCGTCGTCTGTTCCTTAATGTCGAAAGGCGAGTTGACGGTCTTGCTCAGGGAGTACTCTTTGAGCAGAACGATGCCATTACAAGAAGTGGTTTTGCTAGTGCTGTATCTTCTTATCTTGCTGAAATTAGAGCAGATAGAGGAGTCACAGATTTCCTTGTTGTTTGCGACGAATCCAATAACACACCTGCGGTTATTGATCGTAACGAGTTTGTTGCTGATATCTATCTACAACCAACACGCTCTATTAACTTCATCACAATCACACTTACCGCAACCAGAACTGGAGTTAGCTTCAGTGAAGTAACAGGTCAGTGATCGTAATTAAAACAACAAACTAGTAAGAGGTAAAAACAATGGCATCAATGACAACCTTTATCGGCAAGATCGGTCAAGGCGTAAAACCAAATCAATTTAGCGTACAAATTCCATTCCCACCAAATCTTAGTTTTGGAGGCAATGCGGGAGATGATCTGACAAATCTCCTATGTAAGTCTGCCGCACTCCCAGGTTCAAACCTGGGTGTGATTGAAGTTCCTTTCCGTGGTAGAACCATCAAGATCGCTGGCGATAGAACCTTTGATACTTGGTCTGCTACATTCTTCAATGATAAGGACATGAAGACCAGAGCATTCTTCGAAGCGTGGTTAAATTCAATCAACTCACATGATGATAACTCCTCCGCTAATCCAGATCTAAGGTCTAGAGGAGAAGGTAGCTATGCCGTAGATATTAAAGTTGATCAACTCGAAAGAGGCGAAACAGCTGAGGCACGCAACGTTATCAGATCATATGATCTGAGATTTGCTTTCCCAACTTCAGTTTCTCAAATTGATCTTGCTTATGATAGCAATGATCAGATTGAAGAATTTACAGTTGAGTTCCAGTATTCATTCTGGCAAGCAGCTGGTGGTGGTAGAGGAACAGCTTCTGGAAACCCAGGAATTACCAACTGATTTACTTCTATAAATAGGTCATAGCACAGTTATAGACCTTATGTTATGAGTAAATTATTTGGATTTCTCATCAACAATCCGGCGGAGCTGAAGGGTCAATCTCCAGTTCCGCCTTCTTCTAATGAAGACATAACCACTGTAGCAGGTGGTTATTTTGGTACATATGTTGATGTAGAAGGTGGAAATGCTAGAAACGAATTCGATTTAATTAAACGCTATCGTGCTATGGCGTTGCATCCAGAGATTGATTCTTCTGTTGATGAGATTGTAAATGAGTTTCTAGTTACTGATGCAAATGATGCACCCGTAGAAATTGAGTTATCAAATTTACAAGCTGGAGCATCTTTAAAGAAAAAAATTAGAGACGAGTTTGAATATCTCCTTAAACTCCTTGACTTTGATTTAAATGCACATAATATTGTTAGACAATGGTATATTGATGGACGTTTATATTATCACAAAGTTGTAGATCTTGCTAATCCAACTAAGGGTATCACAGAACTAAGACAAATTGATCCCCTTAAGATCAAAAAAGTTAGACAGAAGATTGGTAAAGATGAGCAAACAAAACATACTATCCAAGGAAGTGCTCTAGAGTACGACTGGGGTGAGTACATTGATTATTATGTCTACAATCCAAAAGGATTTGGTGGCAACATGCCAGCAGTAACTGGAACTTCAGACTATGGTATTAGTCAGGGAGTAAGGATTGCGGCAGATGCAGTTACATACTGTGGTTCTGGACTGCAGGACATGACTAAGAAAATGACTCTTAGTTTCTTGCATAAGGCAATCAAAGTACACAATCAGTTGCGTATGATTGAAGATGCGATTGTTATCTATCGCTTATCACGCGCACCAGAAAGAAGAATTTTCTACATTGATGTTGGTAATCTACCTAAGGTAAAAGCGGAACAATACCTTAGAGATGTGATGAATCGCTATCGTAATAAACTTGTTTACGATGGTAACACTGGTGAGATTAGAGATGACAAAAAGCATATGTCAATGCTTGAGGACTTCTGGCTTCCTCGTCGTGAGGGTGGTAGAGGAACTGAAATCTCTGTACTCCCAGGCGGTCAAAATCTTGGCGAACTCAAAGACCTTGAGTATTTTAAGAAGAAACTTTACAATTCACTTAACCTACCACCTTCACGTCTAACTGACGATAACAAAGGATTTAATCTTGGTAAGACAACTGAGGTACTTAGAGATGAACTGAAGTTCACTAAGTTTATCGGTCGTCTCCGTAAGAGATTTGGCGAAGTCTTCAATGATATGTTGAAGACACAACTTATTCTCAAGCGTGTGATTACTCCTGATGATTGGGAGGAGATGAAGGAGCATATTCAGTATGACTTCCTCTTCGATAATCACTTCAACGAACTCAAAGAAGCAGAACTTAATCTACAGAGAATTCAAATTGCTACACAGTTTGATCCGTTTGTTGGTAAGTATGTTTCTATCGAATGGATTCGTAAGCACGTTCTTCAACAAAGTGAGAAGGAATATAAGGAAATTGATAAGCAAATGAATGCCGAGATTAATCTTGGTCTTGCTATGTCACCTGCTGATATTAATACATTCGATATGATGGATAGACAGAACGATGCGTTTGCTCCAGAGTTAGAAGCACAAGCAGATGCTGACGATCATGAAAGGGAACAAGAAATTGCTGCCGCAGATCATGAGCGTGAGATGAAGAAAATGAAGGCTGCACCTAAACCTCCAGCATCTAAACCAAGTTCTTCGTCTAAATAAATAATATTGCTAACCAATTATAGTTATGTCTGATACTAATCAATCTCTAGAGAAGGCAGTGGATGCCATTTCAAATGGTAATCGTGCAGATGCTATTGACCTTCTCAATGATGTGATGCTTGCTAAATCGTCAGAAGTTATTGACACCTACAAACAAGTAGTTGCTCAAACAATGTATGACGAAATTATGGATAATACCACAGAGGAACCAGAAGAATGAAACTAATTACAGAAGGAAATTTTGAACACGTTCAGATTCTTACTGAAGAGTCTGAGGGCAAAAAGAATCTGTATATTGAAGGAGTATTTCTTCAGTCCGAGATTAAAAATCGTAATGGTAGAGTCTATCCACTATCAGTTCTAGAGAGAGAAGTTGATAGATATAACGAAGAGTATGTAAAGTCTGGTAGAGCAGTTGGAGAACTGGGACACCCTGATGGTCCAACTATCAACTTACATCTCATCTCACATAAAATTACATCCCTAAGAAAAGAGGGAAATAATTTTATTGGTAAAGCAAAAATTCTAGAATCAATGCCACAAGGTGCATTGGCAAAGAATCTAATTAATGAAGGTGTGAAACTAGGAGTTTCCTCCCGAGGTATGGGTTCCCTAGAAGAAAAGAATGGTGCTAATTATGTTCGTGACGATTTTATGCTCGCAACTGCTGCTGATATTGTAGCAGATCCTTCCGCTCCTGATGCATTTGTGAATGGAATCATGGAAGGTAAAGAATGGGTATGGGAAGGTGGCATCCTTAAGGAACGCCACATTTCAGAAATGAAGCGCAGCATAGATACTGCCCCATCACATGAGCTCCAAGAGCGCATTGTGAAAGCGTTTGAGGCGTATGTCTCAAACAAATTAATTTAATAAATAACTACAGCACTAAATATCAAAGTTAAGAGGGAAACTCAGATGTCAGATATGTTAAACGAAAAGTTTGGTGAG